TTATTATCCGAACAATCCACAATCACAGTAGACCAAACGAACGGAAAAATGTATTTAGAGGTTAGTAAGCCTATCGCAGATGTTGATAGCGTAACGGGTATTACATTCTCCAGTGGTGAACTTGAGTATGTGGGAAATAGAATGTACTTCGATTACAATCCGGTGTTTGAAAATTTAGAACCTTTCACTGTGTGGTATGAAGCAGAATCAGAAAATCCGAACCGTAAAGACGAGTTTGGTATCCGCTCTGGTTTCACTACAACAGAATATTATTCAGTTCTAGTACTCTCTACCAACATGAATACAGTAAGGTGCCTAGATTTATTGCTTAAAGCAGTACTCATCTACATGAGAAGTACAGCAGAAGAGCATACGAACAACCTGTTACAAGGTGTAAAGTTCGGTCAAATAGACGAAATCAAAACAGGTGACGGTGCTGATGGCTCTTCTCCAGAAATCCTATACGGACGAGAAACCATTATCAAGTACGTTACATCTTACAGTTTAGACGTTCCGATTGAAAATAAGATTAAGGAACTTTTAATAAATAGTAAATTCAATTAATAGATTGGAGGTTTCATAGTGGAAAAGGAAGCTAAAGAAGTAAAGAAGACGAAAGTAGAACCGCTTAAACCCTACGTCCACATTGATACATTCATCCAAACTGCGAAACACTTATACGATTTAAGTGACACTCAATTGGCTGGATTCAAGGCATTAATGAATGGACAACACTATCAAAGAGATGAATTAATTTTCTTAGATAATCTCAAGAAGCATTTTAATTTAAAATAAACATACATAGGAAAGGAAGATTACATATATGGCAATTTCATATGGTTTCAATAGAAAACGTCCACGTACCGAAGTGTTCTTGGACTCAACAGCTTTAGGTTCTGCAAATGCCCAAAGTGAAAAACCAGTCATCATTCTTGGTTCAGCTACAGATGGCAAACCATTAGAACCAGTAGAGTTAACAAACTTAGCTCAAGCTCGTAGCGCATTCCAAAGCGGAGAATTAGTAGACGCTATCGAGATGGCTTGGAATCCAGCAGCAGGTGTAGGTGGAGCAGGTAAGATTTACGCTGTACGTGTAGATGAAGCGAAACAAGCATCATTAGTATCTAGCGGATTAACATTTACATCTAACGTATATGGTGCAGACGCGAACAACATCCAAGTTCAATTAATGGATAACGCTATTACGGGTGCTAAACGTGTAGGTGTCTACTTCACAAAAGTAGGTTACGAGAAAGTATACGACAATATTGGTAACATCTTCAATATTACATATACAGGCGCACAAAAAGGTAACATCGAGGTAAAAGTAAACGCTACTACTAAACTAGCAGAGAAGTTAATCCTAAAGGTTGGTGCAGACACACAATCAATGACAGAAGTTCGCACTTACGAATTAGGAGTGGGCGTATACGAGGACGTTAACGCGCTTGTAAACGACATTGCTAACTTACCAGACTTTAAAGCTTCTATGAACTCTCTAGGAGGCTATAAGGACGTTAGAACGCAATACCTTGACGTACTAGCTGCTAAAGACATGACGAAAGATGCTCCATTAGCTGTTAAAGCTATCGCGGCTGACATCGCTAACACACTAGCAAATGACCGTTACGTATCTGTTGCAGTAGATTTCACTAAAACGGTTCCAGCTACAATCCCAGTTACTAGTTTATCGGGCGGAGAAACAAAAGCTCCTAAGACTTCTTGGGCGGAAACATTCCTTAAAGTAGCGGACTTAGGCGGTTACTACATTGTACCATTAACAGCAAGTGAATCTGTACATGCAGAGCTTTCACACTTCTTACGCACTGAATCAACTTCTGGTAACCAGTTACGCGGATTCGTTGGTGGCGGTTTAGAAGAGACATTCGAAAGCCTTAAAGCTCGTCAATCTAACTTACGTAACGCTCGTGTAGCGGTTGTAGGTGACGACGTAGTTCGTCGTATGGCTGATGGTCGCGTATACAAAGCTCCGGGTTACATGTACGCAGCTCAAGTAGCAGGTTTAGCAAGTGGACTAGCAGTAGGTGAACCGATTACTTACAAAAAAATGAACATCGAGTCATTAGGTAAGAAATACATCGGGGAGCAATTAGACCAATTAGATGCAGCAGGGGTAGTAATGACAGAGTTCGCTCGTAATACGAAAGGTTCAACTTTCCGTATCGTTTCTGACCCAACATCTTACAACCGTATCGATGAGCCTGTACAAAACCGCATCTCTCTAGGAGAGGTTTCTGACTTCTTAACTACAGAGTTACGCACAGTCCTTGATGAAGAGTTTATCGGAACTCGTCTCCGTAACACTTCTGCTTCAATCATCAAGAACCGTATCGAGTCATTCTTAGATGTTCAGAAGAACGTAGATGGCTTAATCGTTAACTACAGCCCAGAAGACATCCAAGTAGTTATCAACGGTAACACAGCAATCATCAACATCGCTGTACAACCAACACAAGGATTAGACTACATCAACGTGTACCTATCTTACAAAGATAACCAGATGTCTGCATAATCGGAGGGGACAAGTTCCCCTCTACTAAAATTTAATAATAGGAGTGAATGAATATATGGCAAGTTTAGCTAATCAAACTGTCCAATCGGCAAATACCGTGTACTTTATGATTAAGAACGTTCCGATTGCCCGCGCTCAATCTATCAGCTCTGAACGTTCATTCGGTACTCAAGGTGTTTACCAAATTGGTTCCATCATGCCACAGGAACACGTATACTTACGTTACGAAGGTTCTGTAACGGTAGAACGCTTCCGAATGAAGAAAGAGAACTTAGCTTCTCTAGGATTCGCAGCACTAGGCGAAGAAGTTTTACAAATGGATATCATGGACATTGTACTATACGATAACTTAACACAAGAAGTAGTAATCGCGTATCGCGGTTGCTCTATCGACAGCTACAATGAAAGTGTTAACGTTGGTGAAATCAGTTCAGAGACAGCTCGTTTCTACTTCTTGACTTCTGCTAACGTTCGTAGCGCATAATAATTAAGAGACTATTAATTTAGTCTCTTTTTTTGTTGACATTTTTTAGAAGCTATGTATACTAAAAGTAAAGGAGGAGATAATATGAAAAGACAAGAATTGGTTAGAGAAAGGTACGAAGTTATTGATAAGCTAAAGAATAAGGAGCTTACACAGAAAGAAGAAAATTCATTAAGATTGAAGAAGTATTATTTAGAACAAGAATTAATCTATAGAAATAACCCTAGATTCACATAAAAGGAGGAGATAATATGAAGAAGCCAACGAAATTAGTTAAGTACATTGCGGACAAACTGTTACCAGACAACGCGAAAATTACATACTTCGATAGCCTAATCATCTATTTAGAGGATAGTTACGGATGTGCGTTCGTTATAAAGGTAGATACAACACCTCACACTATTAGAGCATTTCTATATCATTGCGACTATACTTACGATGATGAGTGTTATCTAGTACAACACGAAACATATATCAAAGGGATGACGTTTACAATTACACAAATCAAGGAGGAATTGAAATGAGTTATAACGATTTTATTGATGAGAGGTTAAGAGATTTACAAAGACAAGCTAGTTTCCATCAACTATATGGAGAAGTATCAGTACCAAAAAATGTTAAAATGTACAAGAACACGGAAGTAAAAACAGAAGAGTCTAAGAAGAAACTGGGATTAGATTTTGCGGGGAATGCAGAATTGAGAGTGTTATCTTATAGGATACACGACCAGATGCAGGAACAAACACGTATTTTAACAGATAGAATAAGGGAAATGCAAGATATGAAATTCCGTAAGTGGTTGTATACCGTTGTACTGTCTGACTTCGGTTATGACTTCATTGGTTGTAAAATGGAAAGTGTCGAACCTAACCACATTAGGTTGACTAATGTATTATCCGATGATTCCTTAGATTTATATGTAGAGCGTACAGAGGTAGAAAACTTTACTAACCAGTGGATGGAGTTACAATGGGAACTACACCAAAAAGGTGAAAAAATAAAAGAAGGTAGAGATTTCTTGAATATGGAGATTAAACTATTCCATAATTAATATATCAAAAAAATGTTACAAGAAGCTGTCGTAATGATGGCTTCTTTTGTTATATTATATGTATGTTCAGAAAGGAGTGAAGTCATGTCTAGTCCGTATCATACTGCATTTAGAAATGGGATGTACACAGGACAAAATGAGG